TACAGAATCTTTAACTTTAGGACAAGCGTTTTTCTTAACACCTGCACAGTATGAACGCAACGGTGGCGCAAACGGATTCTTAAGAAAATTAGCCAGCGATATATCTAACAAATTAGATGTATATATTATTGAAGACTTACGTAACTTGCTTAACGATCCTCCGGCAGCATTAGATCTTGCCGCAACAAATATACAGCGTGGGCGTGACTTAGGTCTTCCAAGTTTAAATCAAATGCGTATAGCATTAGGATTTTCAGCATATACTAGCTTTAGTCAAATTACTAGCGATGTAACTGTAGCCAATGCATTACAGTCAGCTTATGTTAATATCAATGACATAGATCTATGGGTTGGTGGTCTTGCAGAGGATCGCTATCCAGGAGCAATGGTAGGCCCGACATTCCGTGCTATCATAGCAGATCAAATGATTCGATTACGAGATGGTGATCAATCTTGGTATCAAAATCAACCATGGAATCCAACAGATTTAACTTGGATTAATAGTGCTACCTTATCTGATATAATTTTACGCAATACTGATACAGTACACATGCAGGCTGATGCATTTGTAGCAGTAGAACGTGCAGACCTTATTTCAGGCGCTGTTCCAAGCATAGTTGCTCGATCACCTAGCACTAGTCCTCCTCCATTGTCCGATACTGCTGGAATAACATTTACAGTGATTAGTGGATCATTACCGCCTGGATTGATACTACAAAGTAGCACAATTACTGGAAGTCCATACATTGTTAGTAACGATACAACTTATAAATTTTGTATCAGAGCTACAAACGGAACAGATATAGCCGATAGAACTTTTACTATAACTATTACAGGTTCTAATATACCAGTTTTTGTAACTGCCGCTGGACCATTGCCGATCGGAGTCCACCAGCAATTATATGTACTTGACGATACACATGTTGATTATCAAATTGAAGCATTTGATTTGAACACTGTAGTCGGTAGTAAACTAACATACTTTATAGCCAGTGATGACGGAGTACTACCTAAAGGACTTACGCTGTCAAGTTCAGGACGACTATCGGGATTTATACTACCTACTTATAAAATCACAGCGATCGACGGCTCAGGCACATACGACGATGGCTATTACGATGGCGTGGCATTTGATTTTGGTACTACTTCCAATGACGGTTTTGACAGTTATCAGTATGATGGAGTGTTTTATGACTACAATAGTCCGTTACATCCGCCAAACAGTATCAATTCTAATTATCAATTTCGTGTAACACTAACTGATGGTGTCAATTATGCTCAACGAATTTTTAAAATATTTGTTGTAGGTACAGATCAATTCCGTGCAGACTCAACAACGTTAGACGGTGGCGCTGGGAATTTTACTGCTGATGCAACATACTTACGCGAACCAGTATGGATTAATGATTCAAACTTAGGTGTTCTTAGAGCAAACAACTATATCACCCTGCCAATTGTCTTATACGACAATAGTAATGTTATTTTTAATCTTTCTCCAACAAATCAAGAAATACGAGCAATTACAAAGCAACTAACTAATCTAGATAACACTATCGGCAGTCATAGTCTAACTATTACTAACGCATCAAGTCCGCCGCTATTTGGTCAATACATTAGTTTTGCAAACTATATTCCAAATGCAACTGGTGAACTATATAGAATTTCCGTAGTAGCTGATTTAGGCGGTGGCGCATATCGATTAACTCTAACAACTGGGCTAGTAATGACACTTCCCGATATGGTTCCGTTTTATATGGGATCATTAAGCAAACTTCCGCCAGGTACTACATTTGATGCAGGCACTGGCGAGGTATATGGCATAGTTCCATATCAACCTGCTATCAGCAAGCTCTATACTTTTACACTGACTGCTACAAGAATTGGAGAGAAAGGCGAAACTACAGTTGCATATAAAACATTTACAGTAACCATCATCGGTGAGATTGACAGTACTGTTACGTGGAAAACTAATAGTATTTTAGAAACATTGCATGCAGATTACTATTCAACATTAAACATCAGCGCAGTATCATCTGTTCCTAATTCTATTGTAATCTATTCTATCGTAGACGGAGCACTACCGCCTGGACTAACATTAAATCTTGACGGAGAAATTATTGGTAAAGTTAATCAGTATTATAATCCGTTAAACGGTTCATTGGGTTTGATTAGATTTGATACCAGTGCCACTACGTTTGATAAAGGTATCGCAACGTTTGACTATACGTATAAGTTTACTGTTGAAGCTCGAGATCAATTTGGTTACAGCTCCCGTACTAGAACATTTACGTTGACCATTGATACACCTAATACTACTTCTTATAGTAACATAGTAGTTCGACCATTCTTAAAACAAGACCAAAGAGCCATATGGAAGGGATTTATTAATGACTCAACCATCTTTACACCCAGTAGCATTTATAGAATAAATGATCAAAACTTTGGTATTCAATCATCATTATCAATGCTAGTATATGGCGGGATTGAAACTAAAGAGGCAGCGGCATATATTGGGGCTATGGGATTGAATCACAAACGTAAAAGATTCCAGTTTGGCTCTGTGTCATCGTCAAGGGCTGTAGATCCTGCTACAGGGTTGGATCTATACGAAGTAATTTATATAAACATGATAGACCCGCTAAGTCCAGCGAGTGGAAAACTTCCAAATAAGATAATTAATAAATTTGGAATAAGTTCAGATGCTATAACAGTTGATAGTAGCAATAATTTCTGGAATAACTCTGCCGCAGTCTTAAATCTAGATGCTCCAAATTCTGTTCGACCAGAGCCTATAATAACAGCCGACAGTACAGGATACGAAGTCTCTAATCCTAATCCAAATACGATATTCCCCAATAGTATAGCAAACTGGCAATCAAGATTATCCGGTGTAGGACTAAGTGAGCGCAATTATTTGCCGCTTTGGATGAGAACTATACAAACTGGGCAAAAACAAGAACAAGGGTATACCCTAGCTATTCCTATCTGCTTCTGTAAAGTAGGAACTGCTAACGATATTTTGCTAAACATCAAATTTAGTAAATTTGATTTTCAAGTATTAGATTATACTGTAGACAGATATACAATAGATTCTGTCAGTGGTTATCTAGGCGATAAATACCTTATATTTAGAAATGATAGGATAACCGTATGACAAGTCAAATAAACTATATCTCAATTAACACAACTTACCCTGTAGCAGGGCAGGACAACGATAGTCAGGGATTTCGTAACAACTTTACTGCTATTTCAGCGGGATTAGGAGTAGCCAAGTCTGAAATTACTGCACTACAAACTAATACACTATTAAAAGCAGATCTAGCAACTGGTACCACTCCTGTAGTAAATAATCTGTTACAAAGTTCTATCACAAACGGTACACATAATCAATTTTACGGTATATTCTACCCCGGTGGAACTGTATCTACTACTGCAAATATTAACTTGGCCAACGGATCTATACAACAATTTACACTCGCAGGAAATGCTACATTAACTTTTACCGGCTGGCCTGCGGTACCTGCATACGGAATTATTAGAGTTATTTTGAAAGGCGACACTATTGCTGTTAGAACACCAGTATTTGCCACTGCCAACGGCGGAGTTGTGCGTTTTGCAACTGGATTTAGCCCATTCACAGTTGGTGCAATTGGTTCAACTAAACTTGAAGTCATTGAAGCATGGTCTGTTGATGCCGGAGCTAACGTATATATCAAACTGAGCGGCGAATACTAAGATGCATCCGTTAGTTAACGATTTGAGCGGTATAAAAGATTCCGAGTTAGAAAACAAAATTAATGAACTAACTCGTAAGTATTTTATGACTCCTAATCCGGGAGTCAAAGCTCAAATGTCCAGTATACTTGATTCTTATCGAGAAGAATTGAGCAAACGCAAAGCGGCAGAATACGACAAAATGATGAACAGTCGAGATAAAGGTCTTGACAAACTAATTAATATCAGTTAAACTGTTGTATATGCACTTAGACAAATATAATAATCCCATTTTTACAGAACAAGATCTGTTTGATTCTTTATATAAAGATTACGGATTTAATGTCGACGACACATTACTCGTTGAACGTACAGACGCTGTTAAACAACTAGAAGTACAATTGGGTTTTAAATTCTTAGAACCGTATGAAACCCATTTTGAAGTTGCTGACTATGACAAGGCTTGCCAGTCAAACTGGTTTATGCCCGAAGAATATAAAACCCTAGATATTGAACAATTTGTATATTCAAAGTGTTTGACTCAAATATCCACTGTTAGGGCCATGCAAGAAATGGCAGAATACAAATCTAGAAACATGCTAGATTTATTACGCTGGTTAAAGTATTTTGTTGACACTTGCGAAGCTAATAATATTGTTCGAGGTGTAGGACGTGGGTCTAGCGTAGCTAGTTATGTATTATATGTGTTAGGTGTACACCAAGTGGATTCTGTCAAATATAATTTGGACTGGCAGGAATTCCTGAGATAAGTACTAGTATAATCGAGGAGATTAATATGGCAATGAAAGAAGCCCCAAAAACAGTGCATCGCAGTATGCAAGGTAAAATCGTTGATATGAACAAACTTATCAACCAAAATGAAATGACTATAGCTGTTGGCAACATGGGTGTTAATGCCCGTGGCGACAAGATCGGGCCGGGCGGACAGATCATTAAAAAACGCGAAGATGTGTTGCGTGAGTCTAGTGTAGGTGTTCCTGATCAAATTAATGTTCGAACAGCTCCCGCACCTGAAATAGCAACTACGTCAAAAGTAACTGCACCTGTAACAGCTACTACTGTAAAAAATATTGCAGACATGGACCCTGAAGGGAAAGAATAATGGCTGTTTACGGCAAAATTGTTCCTATTCGCGACAATGTATTTGTCAGTGATATGAGTTTCGATGAACAAGTCAGCGCCGGTGGTATTTACATACCTAGCGATGATGGTAAAGATAGCGGGATCAAACCTCGTTGGGGTCGTGTCTACGCTATTGGAAAAGATCAAAAAGATGTGAAAGTTGGTGAATGGATCTTGCTTGAACACGGTCGTTGGACTAGAGCTATTGAAATAGTCGAGCCCGATGGAACCAAGCGTAAGATACACAGGGTTGATATTAAGTGTATGTTAATGTCAGCTGATGAAAAGCCAAACGATATAACATCTGGGTTGACTGCTATCGACCTAAGTCCGCCGGAATTCGACTTCCGTCCGCCATCCGCCGGTTTGTAACTATTTGACTATCAGGATCCTTGACAGATCCTGATTTTTCCTTTATACTACACAAAAGGAGATGTCAAATGAGTACACATGCTGAAGCAGTTGAAGATATTAAAAAAGCAGTAGAAGCTTTGGATTCTGTTGATACAACAGAAAGTCCTAAATCATCACACCCAGATCCAAAAAAACATTTATATATTAGCCTAATTAAAAGTGGCGTTAGAATCGCCGCTGGGCTAGCACTTGCTGGCGGTGGCTGGTTAGAAATGAATCCTTATCTACAAGCGGCCGGGTGGTTGTTAGTAGTAGCAGAAGTATTAGGCATTGCCGAGGAACTAGTATGAAAGAATTATGGGTTGAAAAATATCGACCAGATACCTTAGACGGTTATGTATTCAAAGATGACCATCAACGTGATCAAATTGAAAGTTGGCTCAAGGAAGGAAGTATTCCTCACTTATTGTTCAGTGGTAATGCAGGTGTAGGTAAAACTACACTGGCTAAAATTTTGCTTAACAAGTTAGGTGTGCAAGATTGTGATGTGCTATATGCTAACGGCAGTAAAGAAGCACGTAAGGTTGAGTGGGTCGACAAACTGATTGGATTTTGTCAAACTATGCCATTTGGCGATTTTAAAGTTGTACTAATTGACGAAGCAGATTTCATGAATCCAAATTCAGTACAACCTGCACTACGTAATCTAATGGAAGACTACAGTAACTCTGTTAGATTTATCCTAACTTGCAACTATCCTAATAAGATACTTCCGGCGTTGCACAGCAGGTGCCAGAAGATGCATATTGAAAAAACTGACTTGACTGAGTTTACAGCTCGTGTTGCTACAATCCTTGTAGAAGAGAATGTAGAATTTGATCTAGATACATTAGACATCTATGTTAAAGCAACTTATCCAGACCTGCGTAAAACAATCAATAATGCTCAGATGAACAGTATGGACGGTAGACTAAAGATTGTAGAAACAGCGGCTGACAGTACTGATTATCGGGTCGAAATGGTAGCATTGTTTACCGCAGGAAAAATTGCTGAAGCACGTAAACTTGTATGCAGTCAAGCTCGTCCAGAAGAAATGGAAGAAATTTATCGCTGGCTGTATGACAATGTAGAAATCTTTGGTGCAGAAGATAAGCAAGATAAAGCTATTCTCATTATCAAGCAAGGTCTTGTGGATCATACACTAGTCATGGATCCAGAGATTAACCTAGCCGCAACACTAATTAGACTCGGACATCTGTAATCATGTGGCCATTTAAGAAAAAACTTGAGCATCAGATTTACTTTGCCTGCGACGAGTGGGCTATTAGACACCATGCACCAATCCGTCCAGCAAGCGAGTTTTTACCGCCTGCATTTAAGGACATGGCGCTGTACTACAAGAAATCTGCAAAGCCCATTGACAGTGATAAAACTGTTAAATCGTGCCCTGGAATTATTGATTACTGTAGTACTGGATTTGTTATTCCTGCATGGTGTGATATTGAAATTGAACCGGGTCCGAATGGCAGAGTAGTTACCCGCTATAGCCATCCTAAATATAAAGAAGGTGCTCAACCTAAAGATGCCCTACAGGGATTCATGGGTAATAAATTTAAGTTTGGCACTCCAGTTAAACTTGATAATCCATGGACTGTGTGGGCGGCAAAGGGTTACAGTTTGTTTTGGCAACCTATGTATTATTATGACGACTCACGTAACTGGGAAGCTATTCCCGGGATCATTGATCATGATAAGGTACCATTGATTCAACCTATTAATATTATGTTGAAGCAACCTAAAACAACTGTCATCAAGATGGGCGAACCGTTAGTACAAGTTATCCCTCTTAAACGAGAAGAGATTACTGCATTTTCAGGCGAGCTTACACAATCCATGATCAAACGACATAACTCACTGTCTTATCTTAAAGAAATGTCTTTTACTAGTTGGGTACGTCACATAAGAGAGAAGAAGTCCTATACCGTTGATGTCCACGATATAGAACTTCCCATCAAGTAACAAATTGCTATAACATTCTAAATAGGAGCGTCCATGCTCCTATTTTTTAGTCTCCATAAACCGCTAACACCTCCTTCACGGCATTATGGCGTTCAATGTCTTTAGCTTCAAATTGTACTATGTCGATATGTTTTAGAGCAGGTTTAGATGAGAGTAAGTTACAAAAATCTATTAAACCATTATCACTAACACGATCAGCCTGAGCCAAGTCACCCGTAACAACCATCTTACTACCATCGCCTAAACGAGTTAGTAACATTTTCATTTGATTGACTGTGGTGTTCTGGCATTCATCTGCAACAATGTATGCGTTTTTAAATGTGCGTCCACGCATGTACGCGAGTGGGCTTATTTCAATGGTTCCATCCTCTAGCATTTTAGCTATGTCTTTTTGCTGGTAATACTCTCCTAGAACGTCGAATATAGGACGAGTCCAAGGTGCCATTTTTTCATTTAGCGTACCTGGTAAAAATCCTAAATCTTCATCTACACTGACGGCGGGTCTTGTTACAATTATCTTATCAACAATACCTTCTTGATACAGCTTAACTCCTACTTGCACTGCCAACATAGTTTTACCCGTGCCTGCTGGCCCGATAGCTAAAATGATACTTTTAGTTTCATCTTGTAGCTTGTCAAGGTATACTTTTTGATTTGGATTTCGTGCATGTAGACTCACACGCTGTTTCTTTTGAGGAAGATATGGTTGAAAGTCAATTATGTTAACTTCTGATGTAAAACGCTTTTTCACTCGTTGTTTACTCATCTAGTTGTGCTCCTACTCTTACTGTAATAAAAGTAGAACTTGTAGTGACCGGCCTTGATAACTACAGAGGTCCTACACTATTATTTAACGGATCTACAGAATTATAAACTGATACGTTATGGATTTAAACCAGCTAAATAAGTGTAGAAGACTCTAGGATCAACTCATGCACCACGACATATTAGACGTTATACAAAATATACAGGATCTATACGAAAACAACAGTAGTTTAGCTGTTTTGAAAGATTTCGAACGGGTGTTGGACGAACTAGATGTGTATGTTTACAAAAACTGGGAAGAAGGCGAATTGGCCTATGGGCCTGAAGTAGATCGTCATTGGATTACCGTGGGATTCATGTGGCCTGAAGAAAAGATGCCCGATCCCATCGGTGGCAAGCGATTAACTGATTTAGGATGTAAAATTTCCTATCAAAAGAATTTCTTAGTAGAGCCCCGTAAAATACGAACGAAAGAAGATCTAAGACCCAATAGTAAAAAAGGTAAATTAGATCGCCATCCTATTTGGATTGTAGAAATTAAAATGCCAAAAAAACTAGCATTTGATGTATACAAAGGTTACATGGACAAGATGAAGAACGAATATAAAGAATCACAATCTCCAAGTACAGCGGCGCCGCCTCCGGGTGGAGCACCGGCAGGAGCACCAGCGGCGGCACCGGCAGCCGGCGCACCGGCGGCAGGAGCGGCACCTACACCGGCAGCATAATATGACATACATTACAGAAAATCTTAGAGCAGGTGATTTAGAACACTTAGTTAAAAAAGTGTTTGAGATTGATTCATTTAAAAGTAAAACTGGCGACGATGAAGATATTGTTGTGTTGAGTTTTACTGTAGATCAAGAAGATGCCGCTAAAGATTTAGAAAACTTTATCGAGATGGGCTATGAATTTGTTCTAGATGCCGATGCTACTCCAGGTGAGACTGACGATGGCAACTATCGTGTATACGTAGAACTTGAACGCAATCGGCATGTGGCTAGACAAATAATGGAAATCGTAGATGGCATAATATTACTAACTGGTTTAGAATACATGCGATTTAGATATTTTAAAAGTTTTAAAAGTGAAGTTGCTAACGAAGAAAATATATCAGCAGTGGTTCCCACTGATAGAAATGCATATGCAATCGCAACCGAAGAGCATAAATTAAATAACTTTAGTGAGTTTTTTAAAAATAGTTATGCAGAAGAATTAAAATTAATAGACGAGTCTATTACATTTAAAAGAGTCTACGGTGAACAAATTAAGTTTAATATAGTTAATAGTGGACCTAGGGCAGAAGTTTATAATAGTATCAGTGGTCCTATTATGCTAGAAGGTAAAGATATTTCAGAAGTATTATTCTTAACTAAAATAATCGGTAACTATAATATTACTAAGATTAGTAACAAATTTATATTTGAAAACAACGGCTGGGCCGTTGCACTAGAAAGGAAATAAGATGAGCGACTTTAAATTTGATTTTACATTAGAGAAATTCAAAGCAATTATTGGTAATAATCCTTATGCCGATCATTGGTTCGAAGCATTGAGTGAAACACTTCCAGACTATGATATTGATACTGTGGAACGTGTTGCAGCCTTTCTAGCACAGACAGCACACGAATCAGGCGGATATACTGCAATCAAAGAAAATCTAAATTACAAAGCAGAAAGTCTATGCAAAGTATGGCCTAAATATTTTAATGCAGGCAATGCCAATGACTATGCTCATCAACCAGAAAAAATTGCCAATCGAGCTTATGCTAACCGCATGGGCAACGGTAACGAAGCATCAGGCGACGGTTGGAAGTTTTGCGGACGCGGACTTATCCAGTTAACTGGTAAAGATAACTATACCCGTTATGCACAAGCAACCGAACAAAGTTTAGACGAAGCCAGCGAACATCTGTCAACTTTTGAGGGTTGTGTACAATCAGCGGCTTGGTTCTGGGAAGCTAATAACCTAAATCAGTATGCAGATTCAGGTGACATCCTAACCATGACCAAACGTATTAACGGTGGCACACTAGGCCTTGAAGATCGTCAAAAGCATTATCAACACGCACTACAAGTCCTAGGAGGCTGATATGTTTGGTTGGGTTTTAAGCCTTGTACCTGATAGTATTTTTATACTAATATACTATATCATGCTGACAGCAGGTATCGTATTGTATATTGCTAGCAAACTAGTAAAATGGATCCCCATGATGGGGCAATACAAATTTCCTTCAGAAATCATCGGAGTTATATTACTAGTAGTCGGTGCATATTTTTATGGTGGGCATGGTGTTCAAAAAGCCTGGCTAGAACGTGTAGCCGAATTAGAAGCTAAAGTTAAAGCAGCCGAAACTAAATCACAAGAAGCTAATACTGTAATACAAACTAAGGTTGTAGAACGTGTTAAAATTGTAGAGAAGAAGGTCGAAGTTGTTAAAAAAGAAATAGAAATTCAACGAGAAGTTATTAATGCTGAATGTAAAATAAATGACATTGCCATAGAACTTTATAATAAAGCAGTAAGCGATCCAACCGAGGTTAACAAATGAAAAGACTATTACTAATTATTTTCATTTCTGCACTAACTGCATGTAGTACAACTGCTCCGGTAGTAATAAAATTCCCAGAAGTACCAGAAGCACTTAAAGTACCTGCTGGAAAATTATCACCGTTGGATACTAGTAAAAAAATAGAATTAAGCGATATTATAGAAAATGCCAACGAAAATGCTGGCAAATATTACGAATTACGTGAGCGATATAACGCATGGATAGAGTGGTATATTGAGCAAAAGAAAATATTTGACAGTATCAAATAAATACTACTATTAAGCCAACAGGAGCGAACCATGGCAGACGAAGAAGTCAAGAGCGCAAGCGAACTAAAGAAAGAAGATTGGATGAACAGCAAATGGCGTCCCATGATGGGTTGGATGTATATGCTGGTGTGTACTATGGACTTTGTAGGATTCCCAATCCTATGGAGTTTATTACAATCCCTAAGTCATGGATCAGTCAATACACAATGGCAACCATTAACCTTGCAAGGTGCTGGATTATTCCACATTGCGATGGGTGCTGTTATTGGTATTTCAGCATATGGGCGTACACAAGAAAAGCTGGGCGGCGCAAACAATGGAGGTCTTAGCTTAGGCTCAGGTACAACATATACACCACCGGTCAGCGGAGGATTTGGAAATGGCACAACAACAGCACCAACAACAGGATTTGCGAGTGGGTCAACAGCACCTAGCGTACCTCAAACAGGCAGCTTCGGTGCCCCCAGCACAGGTTTTGGTTCAGTACCACTCGGCGGCAACAGCTCAAGCAGTTTCACACCGCCAGCAAGCTGGGGATCAACCCCAACAGTAGGCACAACTGCAAGCGGTAAAAAGATTGTACCAGATTTTGGTCAACCAGCAATTTAAGGAAGTTAAAATGAAAAATTATATATTTGTAGCAGGACTATGTTTAGCATTATCTAGCCCAGCATTTGCCGGCGGTGAATCAAAGAAGGTTTGCAACACTGATCCAAAAACAAAGAAAGAAGTTTGCAAAACTATCAAAGTTCACAAAAAAGTCGAGGGCGATAAAGTTCCAGACAGCAAGAAGAAGTAATCAAAAACTTGACAGGCTTCAGTTAAGATAGTATAATTAATGCTATTACTGGAGCCTTTTTTACGACTATGACAGATTATTACCAAACACTAGGTGTTGGCGAAAACGCTAGCCCAGATGAAATTAAAAAAGCATACCGAAGCTTGGCTAATAAACATCACCCGGACAAGGGTGGTGATCAAGCCAAATTCAAAGATATTAGCGTTGCATACGATAACCTAAGCGACCCACAAAAGAAAGCTGAATACGACCAACAACGTATGTTCGGAGGTGGCCCGCAAGTAAGATTTACTACAGATGGATTTGATCCATTTGGCGCGATGTTTGGACAAGGATTCCCGCAAGGGCACCCATTTACTAGCATGTTCGGCGGCGGACATGCGCAGATGCGCAGAAATCGAGATCTAAACATCCAATGTCAAGTTTCAATATTAGACAGCTATCTAGGAAAACAACTAGAAGCAAATTATAAAATGCCGAGCGGGCAAACGCAGACTGTAGTTATTAATGTTCCGGCTGGAATAAGTCATGGTGAAACTATACGATATAATGGATTAGGTGACGATAGTGTTCCTAATGCTCCGAGAGGAAATTTAAATGTAACTATTATTGTGCTTCCTGATAGCAACTTTAGGCGTGCCGGAGACGATATGTATACTACAGTGTACATAACACCGATCGAGGCTATGATCGGTTGTAGTAAAGGTGTTAAAACTATAACCGGCCAAAAAATAGATCTTGATATTCGTCCAGGTATTGAAGCTGGATCTGAATTTGCAAGCTCTGGGCACGGATTCCCTAATATTAATACTGGTCAGAAAGGTCGGCTAGTAATTGTTGTAAATATTAAAACACCGGCAATTACAGATCCATCATTAATAGAAAAACTTAAAGCACTAGATGTTGAAATTAATTCAAGATCCTGATCCAATTCTTAAACAAAAAGCAGAACGTTGGGATTTTAAAAACCATGTTAATGCGGATGTTATAGAAAGAGAAATGCTTGAACTCATGCGAGCACATAACGGTATCGGACTTGCTGGCAATCAAGTTGGGTTGTTGCGTAGAGTATTTGTGATGAAACTACAAGACGGTAGAGAACTTGGGGTTTTCAATCCTACTATTCTAGTCGGCGACAACGCAGATGTACAAGCTGACGAAGGGTGTTTAAGTTTTCCAAATCTCTGGCTTAAAGTCAAAAGAAGTGACAAAATTACTGCCATGTATCTTGACAGCGCAGGAAAACAATGTATAATAGAACTTGAAGGAATCGACTCTCGTTGTTTTCAACACGAATTAGATCACTTAGATGGAATAACATTTACAGAATATGTAAGTGATTTGAAATTAAAAATGGCACAGAAAAAACAAAGGAAATTTAAATAATGGTCGAACCTAGCGATAATCTTCAAGCAGTCTTTGAAAGAGCTATAGAAACTTCTAAAAAACTTCATCACGAATATCTAACAATAGAACATCTGTTGTTTGCTATGCTTGCAGAAGATGGGTTTACTAACTGTATTCAAGGATTCGGCGCTGATGCTAATTCCCTTAAAACAAACCTACAAGATTATCTACATAATAAATGTAGTGAAATTACAGTACCAGATGTAGTGGTTAAACCTAAGAAAACTCAAAGTGTAGAGCGTGTACTTAATAGGGCGTTTACTCAAGTCCTATTCAACGGGCGACAGCGTATTGAACCAACGGATGTATTCTTGGCTATGATGGGCGAGAAACGTAGTTGGGCGCACTTTTTTGTTGCACAAGCTAATATCGATAAAGATAAATTTGCTGAATATTTAAATAATAATATGGAAAATGGTCCGGACGATAGCCCAGCTGATTCGCATAGTGATAAAGCCCTTCAGGCATTTACTACTAATCTGAATCAAGAAGTTAAGAAAAACAAAATCGATCCAGTTATTGGCAGAGTTGACGAATTAGAAAATATTGCGTTAGCACTAGGTCGTCGTAGCAAAAACAACGTGATCTTAGTTGGTGACCCTGGTGTAGGTAAGACTGCGATCGCCGAGGGCATGGCTCATAATATTGTAAATGGTGCTGTTCCTGATTTCTTGAAAGAGTATACAGTTTATAATCTAGACATCAGTGCTATGTTAGCTGGCTCTAAATATCGCGGAGACTTTGAAGAACGCTTTAAGCATGTTATTAAAGCCCTACAAAAGAAAGGTAAGACTGTCTTGTTTATTGACGAAGCACACATGATTAGTGGTGCTGGGTCGGCAAGCAATTCAGCGAACGATCTTGCCAACATGATGAAGCCTGCACTAAGCAAAGGCAATATTAAAGTTGTAGCATCGACTACCTGGGAAGAATATCGTAAGCACTTCGAAAAGGATCGTGCGCTCATGCGTCGTTTCCAACGCATTACTGTTGACGAGCCTACAACAGAAGTTACTAAACAGATCCTTAAAGGTATTAAGAAATACTACGAAGGATTCCATAATGTTAAGATCAAGGACGATGCAATTGATGCGGCAATTAAATTGTCAGTTAAGTATCAAACAGATAAAAAACTTCCGGACAAGGCCATTGATTTAATTGATGTAGCTTGCTCACGCTTCAATCTCAAACTAGCTGATGAGCGCATTATCGGCGAGCGTGAAATTCAATTCGAACTAGCTAAGATGGTCAATATGCCGGAAGAGCAAGTTTCAGAAACTGAAAGTGTTAATTTAATTAGTTTACAAACTAAACTTGAAACAGAAGTGTATGGGCAAGAACTTGCTATCACCGAAATCGTTGATAAGATTGTTGTTGCACAGGCTGGACTTAAAACAGAAAATAAACCCGTTGGATCGTTTGTATTCATGGGGCCGACTGGTACTGGTAAAACCGAAACTGCTAAGTCACTTGCTAAAAACTTGGGTGTTAAGTTACTGCGCTTTGATATGAGTGAATATCAAGAAAAACACAGTATCAGTAAGTTGATCGGCAGCCCTCCCGGTTATGTTGGATTTGAAGAAAATGCGGGTCAACTAATTACCAGTATTCAAGAAGCACCTAATGCTGTACTGTTGCTAGATGAGATTGAAAAAGCGCATCCAGATGTAATAACTGTATTGCTACAGCTTATGGATAACGGATTTATTACCGGATCAAATGGCAAAAAAGCTGACTGCCGTAATATTGTTCTTATCCTTACTACTAATGCCGGAGCACAATCAGCAGACAAAAATGCTATTGGATTTGGTAAGCAAGATAAAGACTATAGCGATGCTGATTTGAAGAAATTCTTAACTCCGGAGTTCCGCAATCGTTTAGATGGTGTTGTTACATTTAATAAACTTGGAAAAGAAACAATGATAAAAATTGTTAATAAGTTTATAGATCAACTTAAAGACCAAGTTAAAGATAAAGGTATCCGAGTTAAGATCGATAAGGAAGCAGTTAATTGGCTCATCGAAAAAGGCTTTGATCCTAAGATGGGTGCTCGTCCGTTACAGCGTGTTATTGACAAGGAAATTAAACGCGACCTTGCTCGATTGATGTTGTTTGGAGATCTTAAAAATGGCGGCTGGGTCACTATTAGTGTTGATGGCGATGCAATTTCGTTAATTGCTAAACCAAAAGTATCTAAAATTGCATTACTGGCTATTGAGAGCAACTTAGAAGATGTTGTACAAAACAACTAGAAGTTTATTTAAAGGAACATATCAATACAAAATTGTGTTGATATGTTCTGGCGCTAGTTCGTTTAGAAGCGGTGATATGGAAACTGCATTAAAACTACTAAGTAAAACTTCTTTACTTCAAAAGCCCGACGATGTGTGGCGTATTAATAATATCAAAACTCAAGATCAGCTAGATTATGCTATTAGACTTGCAACTGCCTTGAAGAAAATGAAGGATATAGAAATTAGGGTAGAATCTCCGTGGGTCAGCGTATATACTAACAACCTTGATTATGTTACTCTGCTGTCTAAATTAGATAGTAGCAATGTGAAATATATATCTGAGCCACCAAAAGATTCACCTCTAGCGGCTAATACTATAATAATGCCTAAAACAAATTACGATTATCGAGTGACTTTAGGTAAAACTAACCAAGATTATCAAGCGTTTGTTGAATGGGCGGCTGGCCGTGACAAACTAAAACTGACTAAAAGTTGCAAAAAAGAGCTAGGAAAATCAAGAAGTTGGGGCGGAACACACTTCTATGTAACAGGCGACAATACACTACTGTTGACTAAAATGCATCTCGGTGGCGTAATAACAAAGATTGAACGTATCGTTAAAGCATAGGGTGTTGATTCCAAAATCGATAAATACTCTAACCGTAGTTTATTCTGCTGGTCTATAAAAACGGATTTAACAATGCGCATAAATGAGCTATTAGAAGGCACCATCTTCAAAGATTTAGACTTTGTCTCGCCAAAGAATGACGGCAGAGAGATTAACTACGACCTTCCGGATGATTTAATTCATTTTATGCATAACGATGACAGATCGTATCGACGTCATGTCCATCCAGTTATTTCCAAGTGCATAGACCGTTTGAAAGCTGATCGTGCAACACATCCAAATATGTTTAAGGTGCCTGTACAGGCTAGCTATAAATTGTACATTAAAAAATTTCCGATTCGCGAACTACCAGACGAATTAGATGAGGAACTTTGCAGTAAAGTATGTAAAAAAATACACGATGAAACTTGTAAGCACGTTGCCGATGGCAAGTATAAGGACTAATCGTGTTACTAAGAGAATTATTTTTAAGAGAAGCCCCAGCCGCTGAAGAAGTTAAGAAAAAAGTAGGTAGGGCATTCAATCATCCAGAGGATCTAACATTTTTAAATGGCAGTGCTGGTGCAATTAAGGCGCTGGAACATATCAAAGCCATAGGCAAAAATGCCAAGGGTGTTCGATACAAGTGGGACGGTGCTCCGCAAGTGTATTGGGGCAGAGATGAGAATGGTACATTTATATTGACTAACCACAATGGTTGGTTGCGTGGCGGCACTGGTACAAGTACATTAGACGAGTTTACCACACAGCAAGGAATTTATAATTTTATTCTTAACAAGAGTGGTAATCCAAAGACCCCCGAAGAACAAGAGCAACGTAAAGAGTTTGCTAGAGAATTTAGTTTCTTACATCCAGTGTTTGAAAAAGCTACCCCTGAAGATTTTAGAGGATTTGTCTACGCCGATGGGTTATTCTTAGGGCAACCAACCCCAGATGCTGATGGAATATATAATTTACATCCAAATCCAAAAAGCGGAACAGTTTATCATATTGCACAGGATACTGATCTAGGACAACAAATTTCTACAGCGCATGCAATGGTTGTTGGTCATGGCATATTTGAAACATTCGGAGACGCCGACCATACGCAACAACCCAAAGACAGTTTTGAAGAGTTTAATTCAACATCTCAACTGATCGTACTAGGTCCATACTATACCCAGATGCAGCCGGAAGTTGATTCTCAAGCTATATCTATTGTTGAAGCAGAAATTAAAAAACATTCAGCTGAAATTGATCAATTCTTATCACCACTACCCGGAGTAAGTGGATTTAAAAATATTGTTTACAGATATGTTAATACTATGAGTAAGCAAGGACAATTACACAATGTCGGTCATAATTTTATGATGTGGATGGAATCTAATCCAACAATTGTAAGTCCAACACAGTTGGCTAAGGTACAAGAACGTGCAAAGATGTTCCCAGGAGCACTACCTGCAATGTTTAATTTGTTTGACGATATTATGCAATTGAAGAACAGTGTAATTGCACAATTAGATAAAGATCCCGGTGAGATTAAAGTAACCAACCCAGAGGGCTGGGTACACTACGATAAAAAAGGTGATGATCATATTAAACTAGTTCCGCGTAGTAGTATCGAAACTCCGTCTGGAACTATACCAGCCTGGACACCATAATGAATTTACGTGAACTTTTTGAATCAACTCATACTAAGGTAACTGCGGCATTCTGCTTTGGTCGGTTCAATCCACCGCATCAAGGGCATGCCAAAGTTTGGGAAGCTGTTAAACATGCAGGTCATCAATGGTACATAGGTACTAATCCTAGTACAACCGGCACCAACGATCCGTTGCCGTTTGATGTTAAGGCAGCATGGATGTCTGCAATTGATCCCAGCATTGAAGGACATGTGTTAGGTGAATCTACAGTTATCACACTGGCCTCTAAGATTTATGCAGAAGTTGGAGATGGTGCAACTGTAGCTTATATAACTGATGCAACTGACTGGGCATGGGCTGGAAAATTATTAAATCAATACAATGGCAAGGAAAGTACACATGGTTATTTTAACTTTGCTAAAATCATCCATATACCAAGTCCCAGAGTAAGCTCAGCAACTGATCTACGCAATGCGGCTCGTGCTGGTAACATGGACGCATTTTATCGAGCCGCTGGTACAGATCCTAATCTAGAAGTAAATGGTCAACACTATTTTGATACAGTAGTAGCCGCAGTAGGCCAACATCCTGAAAAAGTAAAACGAGCTAAAAAAGAAAAACCTGTAGCAGAACCAGTAACTGATGAAGGCTTAATGGGATTCATGACTAAACCTGTTAAAGCTAAGCCAACGACCAGTGCAGAAGAAATGCGCAAGTACTTTGAAAAAGAAAAATCCAAAGATCCTGATAAAATGGAACGAGGTGAGGGGCATAAAAAACCGCAACAAGTATATACTAAAACTGACGAAGAAGCTGCCGGGGTCGGCACTATTACAAAACAGAATAGTACAGTTGATGTAAATAGTAGTACACCAAAAAAGAATTTAAAAGCCTTTAATTTGATTAAAGAAGCTAACAGGGTATTAAGAGAAATGAAAGCTAACGAATTTGTACGCGAAGGTAAAACTAGTCATCGACACCCCCACCACGATGCCGCCAGCCTGGGCGTAATTCGAACACGCGATATCGGCGGGTACGATCGTATCTATCACATGAATCGCATGATGATGGCCATGGCCATGGCCGACGGCGAGAGTATAAAAGCTGTAGACAGTCCGCAAGATACCTGGGCTGAAAAGTATAATACACATCATCCTTACACCAAAGAAGACGATAATAAGATTCGATCGGCTATGAAAACTGTCCCCACTGATGGAAAAACAATTAGCAAGTTTAGCAAGAGCGAAGAGCCCGCTGACACTAACAAAACTAGCCCTGTAAATAAAGCCAAAAGAAACAAATACGGTATATAATGGAACACGACAAATATCACTTATCATTAAAAACAGCTTTTGCTAGTGAATTTAGTTTTTATCTAAAAGCGCATAACTTTCACTGGAATGTAGAAGGACCGTTGTTTGGTCAGTTACACGAACTGTTTCAAACCATATACGAGGAAGTATATGGTGCAATTGATCCGTTTGCGGAACATCTACGTGCTCTACAGATTTATACACCGGCTAGTTTACAAAAATTCAGTATGCTGACTGTGGTAGAAGATGAAAATCATGTACCAGATTGGAGCGGTATGCTAAAAGAATTATTAACAGATAGTGACAGAATGGCTGAGATATTTCGCATTACGTTTGATATGGCTGAAGCGCATGGTGACCACGGGCTGAGTAATTTCTTAGCTGATCGACAGGATGCACATAAGAAGCACAGTTGGATGCTGAGGTCAAGTTTAAAATGAAACAGTATAGAATTACTACGCAGGATTTAAATCAAGATAGTTCAGATGACTGCTATTTAGATCCGAGTGATCCTATACACGAAATGAAAGCACTAGCAGGACTAGGCGGGTTAGGTGGCGAAGCTAGACTACACGAATACCGTGCTAATCAAGGCAGTAATATCAGTGTTACTGGTATGAGCAAACAAGAGCTAGAGCGTAAGCATCATATTCGTCCCGGAACCCCAGAATGGTTTCAACTGTGGTTTAGTAAGCCGTACTTAACTGGCGAAAAACCTGTAGGAAAATAAAATGAAAATGCACGAACTTGACGAAGGTCACTATAACAATTACGATAACAATCGCACAGGATTTAGTAGTCAGCGCCGCAATCCTGCAGAAGACGAATCAAATCTATTATACATTTTTAAAGATGGTAGGTTACATCAAGCTATGATCAGTAACCATCGCGAACATGAAGCTCGCCAACAGGGATTTAGAGATAGTCCTGAACAGGCATTAAAAATGCACGGCATTGTCAAAAGTAAGTTTCATCAGGAAAAATGGATTAAAAATGAAGGCGGCAAGTGGATTGAAGTACATCCGTTTGGTAAACCCGAAGATGTGTCAGAATCAGCAACCGCTGGAGCAACCAGTGCCGCTAATGTATCAGTAGGCCCGGTATATAAGAATAAACCAGTAAAACAGCCTAAAAACAAAGACGGCACAGCTAAAAACGCCCTAGATATAGATGTGAATCTAATGACTGGCGGAAGCATCAAACGATAAATATATAAAGATAACGGAGTATACTCATGCCAGCAGATTTAGACCAAATGAACCCAGAAATGGAACCACAAAGTAGCCCAACTGAACAGTCAGCAGTAGTAGGCTTGCACAGTGATGAATTAGATCACGAAGGCGCAATGGCCAAAGCTGATCTATACAAACTAGCTAACTATAGCATGAAATTGTTCAAACAAGTTCATGACGATGATCAGTTAGAAGCATGGGTGCAAGCTAAGATCACTAAGGCCGCTGATTATATTGCATCAGTATACCACTACTTAGAATATGAGATGAAATTTAGTGAATATGGTAAACACTTAGATAACAGCGATACATTAAGCGAAGGACAACGTATGAAAATTAAAGAATTGCTTTCAGAAGCTAAATCTAAGATGAAAGATCTTAAAAAGACTCAAGCTGAAAAAGCCAAAGATAAAAAAGTAATGGAAGGTCCGTTGCGCGGTGGTGAGCAACAATGTACAGAGTGTGGTGGTACTGGTATGGTATATGTCGAAGCGATGCCAATTCCAGATCATGTTAAGAAAATGGCTGGTGATTACGATCGCAAAACTAAAGCTATGCATGCCGCTCACAAGCGTTTAGATAAAAATCACAATGGTATTCCTGACAGTGAAGAAGACTTAGATGAAGAATTTACCGACAAATCAAAGACTGGTGATACATTTAAAACACGCACAGGTGTAGCAACTAAAACTGATACCGGTATGAAGCATACCAATACTACGTATCACGACGACGGCGACGAAATCTCTTCGAACGCTAAATCAGGTAAGGGTATTAAGACCCATGCTAAATCGCAGTCGGCCGCAGAGAAAAAAGAAAAAGCTCCTGCACAAAAGATGTCTCCTAAAAGTGCTAAGACATGGGGTATGAAGGATAGCGAGAAGTTTGACAATCGTGACGGTGCACCTGCTAAGCCAAAGAAAGAAAAAGAAGTTGAATTAGACGAAGCTAAAAAGAAAGGCGATGGCAACTTGGCCAACAACGCTAAACCATACGACAAAGTAACACGTGGTGATGTTATCGCCGGACGTCTTGGCAAAGATGAAAAAGGCGGAAAGTCTGTTAAGGAAGCCGCAAAACCAAGCGCAGGTCTAAGCAAAGAGAAAAAATCTGCTGTAGTTAAGAAAGCTAAAGCAGGTGGCGACATTGGTAAGCCAGGTAAGAGTTTTGACAAAGTGGCCAAGGCTGCTGGTGGCGGTGAGAAAGGTGAGAAGGTTGCCGCTGCCGCTATGTGGAAGAACATCAAAGAAACTCAAGCGTATCTAGCTGAAAAGAAAAAGAAAGAAAAGATTACAGACGAGAATTTGACCGTTGTTCCAAATCCATCAGGTGCTAAGGATGCTGAAGAAGCCAAGAAGTTAGGAGCAATGATGCCAGCACCAGCAGGCAAAAAAGATCCAATTGGCACTAACGAATCCTCTGACTTATCACGTATGCGCGAACTAACAGGTCGTTTAAATCAAAACGAGCGAACTATGGTTGCTGAATCAGGTGAAGTTGCTAGCATTCGTGCATTAACAAAGCGTCTATTAGGTTAATACAATGGACATGAAACGTATTCTACAGGCGATGGATGGGGCATCTTCGAAGCCTGTGGAAGGCGTTGATAGCATGTCCAAGTTTCTTTCTATTATCAACGAAGGCAGCAATCCACACAAAGTAACATTGCCAGTACAAATGGCAATGCAACACTATCAGCAACCTGTTGTTGGCCAACCTATTACTACTCCTGTTTCAAATATTACTCGTGAATCGAGTATCAGAAAGTATTTTGATCAAGCTGAAACAGATGCTACCAAAAGATTGACACAAAAAAATACAATGTATAAACAATACGCTCAGACTATTGCTGAACGTGTCTTAATGAGAGAGTCGACGCAACGTATAAAAGAAGGTGCCGATTTAAGTGGGTTTGATACAGAATGGTTGCGCAAAGCCTCCGATCCAAACAGACTTGGAAGATACATGGTTAGTGTAGCTGATGCGCAGGCTGAACTAACAGCAAGAGAACAAGGTAAACAACCAGTCGTGCCGTCGGCGGCTCCAACTCCAGCACCAACTGGTTATAGTAAAGAGTGGTTAGAAAAAGCCGCTGATCCAAACAGACTCGGCCGTTATATGATTAGCATTGAAAAAGCCCAAGAGCTGTTAAAGACCATGCAAGAAGGGTTATCTGACAACATGGGATTTAAACCTGGGCCAGGCGGCCCTGGTCTACAAGGTAATGTGGCAGAAACTCCATTAGACTTTGATCGTGAAAACCCTATGTCCAGTACTATTCACAGTCATAAAGGTGCGAATCCAGGTAGTATCGAGTATCGCATTATGCGAGCTCGTAGACAATTAAAAGATCTAGCAGAACAGGCTCAAAGTGATGATCCTAGAATATGGCAACATATTACTAAGCTGTTCCCCGAACTTGCTATGAATATTGAACAAATTAGTCATGGTCTAGGAGAATTGGGTGCTAAACGTCGAGCCGGCGGCTCAAACAGCAGAAACATACCTGCTGGCATAGATGAAATGATGAATGATCCGTGCTGGAAAGGTTATAAAATGGTTGGTACAAAGAAAAAAGGCAGCAAGTCAGTACCTAACTGTGTACCAAATAAAGGAAAATAAAATGAACATTCGTGAATTAATGAACAAACTAGATGCAATCGAACTATCCGAAGGTATTAGATTGCGAGATGTAGAAGCTGCCGTACAAGGTGCTAGTAATGAACAAGCTCGTTCACTTACACTACAACAGATGGCTGAGAAAAACGGCTTGCCAGGATTGTATGATCCAGTAAGCGGTAACTATGTTTCTGCTGTATTAAACCCGGCTAGCGACGGCGGACAGCCAACAGCACGTATCAGTACTACTGCTAGCAAAGAAGATGACCAAAAATTAGCTAATTTAGGTCTAGTTCCTAAGAATGCAAACAAGAGTTCATTCCTTGGTAGACTGTTTGGCGTAAGTGGTGGTAAGTACGACAAGGATGTACAAACACAAAGCGATAGAACTAATGCTACACTAAACAGTAACGAGCAAAATCAAGCCAACATGACTAAGTTGGCAGATCTAGTACAAAAATTACAAGCATCATTAAAAACTCCTGCAGCCGTTAAGGAATCTTTTAACTCGCGTAGATTGATTGAGAGTTTTGGTTATCAAACTGAAAGCGAAGCAAGCCTAGCACAACAAGCTGCCGTCGGTGGCGCAACATACGCTGGCGCTAAAGGTGTTGGTAAAATGTTAGGCAAAGCTATCCCTGGTGTTGGTTTAGCATTCGGTGCTGCCGATGCGTATAATCGCGCTAAGAAAGGTGATTGGTTAGGTGCCGGTATGGCTGGTGCCAGTGGTCTAGCTAGTTTAGTTCCAGGAATTGGCACTGCCGCATCATTAGGATTAGATGCCGCCAACTTAGCTCGTGATTACAAACATGGTGAGTTTGATAGTAAACCTGCAGTTCCACCTGGTGGAGATGCTAAAGTATTTGCTGTACAAAATGAACTAATCAAGAAAGGTGCTAAGATTAAAGCTGATGGCAAAATGGGTCCGATGACTCAAGCCGCTATGAAGCAATATGGAGTCACAATGCCTGCCGCAGAATCTGCTGCCGAGTCTATTGTTCGTCTACGCAATCGTTTAGAAATGTTAGAAGCTATGTCAACATTAGACAAAGAATATTTCTTAGGCACTGATGGTAATTTTTATAGAACCAACGGTGACTTAGTTACAGACACTACAACAGTAAAACACATCTGGGAAAGTGTAAAGAACAAACCATTAACACTAGATGAAGGTATCTTTGGTGATATAGCAGACTTTGGTAGTGCGGCTTGGAAGGGGTTGAAAGGCCAACCAGGATTAGCTAATACTGTAGACAAAGCTGCCTTTCAAAAGTCAGCTGACAAATTAGCGGCGCAAACTACTGGCCGTGGAGCAAACAAAGTAGCAAAGTATACGCCTGCCCAGGTGCAAGCAATGGCAAAAGCTGGCGCTGAAAGAGCTCCTTCAAATGCGGCACTTAAAGGAATGGGCGTAGGTTCAGCAATTGCAAAGAACCCAGTTAAAACTGCATTAGGTGCGGCAGCATTAGGAGGTGCCGCTGGTCTTGCGTTAACTCCAAATAAAGGACAAGGTCCAGATCCATCAGTTGATCCAAATAAACCAGTTGATCCAAATAAACCAGTTGATCCAAATAAACCAGTTGATCCAAATAAACCAGTAGTAGATCCAAACAAACCAGTAGCTCCTGTAGTGCCAGTTGGACCAACACCGGAACAAACAGCAATGGTTGACGAGATTAGAAAAATCATGGCTCAATTACCAGATGACGGCAACGATGCCGGCATTAACGCCGCATTACAATCCGCACAAACTGCTATTGATTCACTTCCAAAGGCGGCGCCGGCTCCAGCACCGTAATTAGTTATGCAACAAAATGGCAGACTAGTTCTGCCATTTTCACCTCTAAAATTTCTTAGTGGTTGCATTTACCGGATAACTAGTATATAATAGGCTTATACATTAGGAGATTTACAATGGGTGGTCGTTCATACGGTGCAGAAGAAAAGGCAAAACTCGAGCGTTTGATTAGTGAAGGTAGCACAGTACTACGCGAAGTTGAAGACTTGCAAGAAGGATTGAAAGAAACAGTTAAGGCAGTAGCAGAAGAATTACAGATCAAACCAAGTGTCATTAACAAAGCTATCAAGATTGCACACAAAGGCGATTGGGCGGCTTACAATGAAGATTGGGAAGAGATTGAAGCAATTTTGGATATCACTAAGCGTATCTGATAAATATTGCTATAGAGGGTCGGCGGGCCATAAACCGCACACTAGGTATTTGTCAGCCTAAAATGACATAAGGAGAATTAATGAGCTATGTAGATGCATGGTTTGACCGTAATAACGATGTTATTAAAGTTGTCGAACGCAATAAGAAAGGTGAGCGTGAGTTCCGTGACATACCTGTCAAACACACGTTTTACTACAAAGACCCCAAGGGCAAATATCAATCAATCTACGGCGACCCACTTAACAGGGTTATCTGTAAAAATACAAAAGAACTACGCAAAGAACAAGCAATTAATTCAGGTAAGCAATTATTTGAAGCAGATATTAATCCCATCTTTGTTTGCCTAAGCGAAAACTACATTAATCAAGATGCTCCTAAACTAAACGTAGCGTTTTTCGATATTGAGGTAGACTTTGATCCAGAGCGTGGCTATGCAAGTCCAGACGATGCGTTCATGCCAATTACTGCGATTGCTGTCTACCTACAGTGGATGGAAACCATGGTATGTCTAGCAGTTCCTCCAAAGACTATTACCATGGAAGAAGCGTTAGAGCAAGTTAAAGACTTCCCTAACACAATGCTTTATAAAACAGAAGCAGAAATGCTAGATGTTTTTCTTGATTTGATTAAAGATGCTGATGTACTAAGTGGGTGGAATAGTGAAGGTTTTGATATTCCCTACACAACTAATCGTGTTACTAAAGCACTAAGCAAAGAAGATACCCGACGTTTTTGTTTATTTGACCAATTTCCTAAACGCAGAGAATATGAAAAGTTTGGTCGTGATAGTGTAACCTATGACTACATTGGTCGCGTTCACTTAGACTATCTTGAGCTGTACCGTAAGTATACGTATGAAGAACGCCACAGTTATAGACTTGAC